TTTATAAAGTTATAAATTGTATATAACTCCTCTCTCTCTCTTAAAAAAGTTCAAAAAAAGTTCAAAAAAGTTGCAAAAATAAAATAAAGTATTAAGTCTAAATATATGTACATAAATTATAAATTAAGTTTATAAAAAGTTGCAAAAAAGTTGCAAAAAAACAATAAAGTATAAAGTCTAAATATAATGTTTTGAATAATTAAATATTCTGTAAAATATGAAACAAAAATAATAAATAAATAAAAAAAATCTATTTATTTTACATAAATGAATATTTATAAAGTTATAAATTGTATATAACTCCTCTCTCTCTCTTAAAAAAGTTCAAAAAAAGTTCAAAAAAGTTGCAAAAATAAAATAAAGTATTAAGTCTAAATATATGTACATAAATTATAAATTAATTTTATAAAAAGTTGCAAAAAAGTTGCAAAAAACAATAAAGTATAAAGTCTAAATATATGTACATAAATTATAAATTAAGTTTATAGAAAGTTGCAAAAAAGTTGCAAAAAGTTCAAAAAAAGTTCAAAAAAGTTCAAAAAAATATAAAAAATTGCAATAATATATATATAAACATATATTATATTATACAAAACATATGGTAGTTTCATATGTGTGCAATGATTGTAATAAATGTTTTAACAAAAAAACTTATTATACACGACATAAAAATAAAAAATTTCCATGTGCAAAAGATTGTAAATTAAATTCAAATTCTGACACTGTTAATAATAAAGAAAATAAATTATCACATCAAAATAATTTATTGGATGACATTAATGTAACAGAAAATAAAAATGATGATTCAACTAATGTTTTAAAAATTTTACATGAAATAATTAAAGATATGAATTTATTAAAACAAACTAATATTGAATTACAAAATAAAATTAAATCATTAGAAGAAAAAGTTGTAGAAGTTAAACCAACAAACATAAATTTAATTAATAATAATAATAATATTACAATAAATATTATTGGATTTGGAAATGAAGATTTAAGTTTTATAAATGAAACATGTATAAAAAAACTTATTTATACAGGTTATGATAGTGTTAAAAATTATGTCAAATTAGTTCATTTTAATGATGATAAACCTGAATATCAAAATATATATATTTCAAATAAAAGACAAAAAAATGAAGTAATGGTAAATGATGGAAATAAATGGAATATTGCACAAACAGACGATATTATTGACAAAATATTTTCTAAATCAATTACATTTATTCAAGATAAATTAGATACACTGAAAAATACTTTACCTGAAACTAAAATAAAAGGTGTTAATAGATTAATCAAAGATTATAATGAAGATGACACTAAAATTATTAAAAAATTATCAAAAGAAGTTGTATTAGAAATATATAATAATAGAGATAAACCGATATCTAATTCAATATTAAAATAACATTTTATATTAAAAAACTTTTGTTAATGTACTAACAAAACATATATAAATATAATATCAATATAATATTATAAAAATGATTGAACATAAATGTCCAACATGTGAAAAAATATATAATAAAAAAAATGATTATATTAGACATATAAATAAAAAAAGATTATGTAAAAAAAAAATTAAAAATGAAATTCCGATTGAAATTGACTATGATCAACAAATATTATCAAAAAATATTTTATTAAATACTAAAAAAGAAATAAATATTTGTAATAATGATGAAAAAAATATTTTAAATACAAACAATGTAATTAATAATGATAACGAAGGATATGTATATTTATTACAAATATATGATCTAATAAAAAATTGTAATATATATAAAATCGGAAAAACAAAAAGATATGCATATGATAGAATGAAAGAATATACACAAGGTATGAAAATTTTAGTAATTGAAAATGTTTCTGATCGAAATATTATTGAAAATAATATTTTATTAGAATTTAATAAAAATTCAAAAATTATTAAATGTGAAAAGGGAAACGAATATTTTTTATGTGATGATACAATTTATATTAAAAATAAATTTAAAGAAATATTATCTTTAGATAATAGTCAACAAATAATACAAACTATAAATATTAATGTTTTAAATAACACATTAAATACTTTAAAAACATTAAGTAACGATATTGAAATTTTAAAAGAAAGTAACAATGAATTAAAAGAAAAAGTTAAAGAAAGTAACAATGAAATAAAAGAAAACAATAACGAATTAAAAGAAAACAATAACGAATTAAATAAAAAAATCAAAAGATTGATAGAATATACATGTGATAAATGCGGAAAAAAATTTAATAATAAAACTGATTTTACTCGACATAATGATAGAAAAAATTCATGTAAAAAGAAAATTAAAATAAATCCTATAAATTTAGTTAATACCAATAATAAAACAGAAAATATAATAAAAATACCTATTTTAGATAATAATGATGAAATATTGCAAAATAAAAATGTCGATATTTTAGATAATAATCAACAAATAATACAAACCATAAATATTGATGTTTTAAATAACATATTAAATACTTTAAAAATTTTAAGTAAGGATATAGAATTATTAAAAGAAAAAAATGATGAATTAAAAGAAAGTAATAATATATTACAAACTCAAGTAAAAGAAAGTAACAATGAATTAAAAGAAAAAGTAAAAGAAAGTAATAATGAATTAAAAAAAAGTAATAATGAATTTAATAAAAAAATTAAAACATTGGAAGAAAGCAATGATAAAATAATTAAAAAAGTATCAGAATTAAATAATCCAACAAATATAAAAATGATTAACAATATAACAATAAATATTATAGCATTTGGTAATGAAGATTTAAATTTTATAAATAATGAATGTGTAAAAAAATTATTATACAAAGGATTTGAAAGTATACAAAATTATGTTACAATGGTACATTTTAATAAAGAGAAACCTGAATATCAAAATATTTATATTTCAAATAAAAGAAATAAAAATGAAATAATGGTTAATGATGGAAATAAATAAAATATTGCAAAAACAAATGATATAGTATAAAAATATTTTTTAAATCAATTACATTTTTTAAATATAAAATTGATGACTTAAAAAACGAATTAATAGTTAATAAAATTAAAGGTATGAATAGATTAATATCCAATTATGATGAAGATGAAAATAAATTAATAAAAGATATGTCAACAGATATTATATTAATAATTTATAATAATAGAGATAAACCTATTTCTAATGTAATTACTAAATCTTAATTATGTATTAAATATTTTTTAATATATTTTATTGTAAATAAATTTTATGAATATAATTAAATATAATCAACATAATTATAAAAATTGAAAATTAAATAATTTGTGTCATAATTATTTTTATTATATTTTAAAAATAATATGATGAACAAATTCAATTTGTGTATAAAAGAAATCAAAGATATTGAAAATAAATATAAAAATGCGTATGCAAAATTATATGATTATAATGACACTTATCATAATCTTTCAATCTATGAAAAAAATGCAATATATGTGAAATATATTAAAGAACATAATATTGATGATAAATTGATATTTAAAAAAATAATTTGTAATTATATATTTTATAATGATTGTTTAAGTGAATGTATACATGATGTAATAATTAAAAAAGATACATTAAATATAATTGATAAAAGTAAATATAATGATTTGTTTGATGATGTAAATGATTTTAATTTTTTATTCATAGATGATGAAACATTTTATATTTTAACTATTCAAGAACAATATGAAATATATAATAAATATGTTACAATTGAAAATAATGATAAGATATTATTATTGTTCAAATATATTAAACTATTAAATCACTACATAAATGCATCTGAAAAAAAAACTGATTTAGAATATAATAATTTAATAAATGAATATAATGTATTAATAAATAAATACAATGTATTAAATGAAAAATACAATGATGGTATTGAAAAATACAACGATTCAGGAAAAAAATATAATAATTTATTAAAAATGTATAATAATTTAATTACAACTTCAGATAAAAAATATGATGATCATAAAAAAGAATCAGATGAAAAATATGATGAATTAAGAAAAAAATACAATGAATTAAATTACAATAGATATGATGAAAATTATGTTTCAAACAATATTTATTCAGAATATAAAACAGAATGTGGACAATCATAAAGATATATAATACATGTGAGATTAAAATATAATAATTTATATATTAACCATATATATAAATGGCTGACAATACAAATGAAAATAATGTATTTTATTACAATGAAAATAAAAATTTTAAATTTATGAAAATATTATTAAATTTAATATATTTGCATTCAACAAATGGTAATGGATATAATATTCATATAGTTGATAAAACTAATTTTACTGATTATATTGAAAAACCTGAATATTTTGACAGATTAGAAAATGTAGAACAAGAAGATTATATTAAAGTATTTATAATGTATGAAAAAGGTGGAATATGGATTAATGAAAATACATTACTTTTAGATAGTTTAGATACATTGTTTAATATATTAAAAGATAAATATGGTTTTTTTATAAAAACATCAGATGATTGTATTTATAACGGAACATTTGGATCGAGAAATAAAACAGCTCTAATGTTAAAATATAAAAATAGTATATTAGATAGAATTAATAAAAAATTTAACAATATTTATAAAGTAAATGATATTCTTTTTTCTCCGAGTGATTATAATAATTATGTATTATTTGAAGGAAATGAAAATTGTTTTCCGGTAAAAAATTTTAATGCAATTGATGAATTTATCAGAAAACCATATGAAAATTATAATAATATTATAAGAGAATTTCAACCTTTTATAATATTGGATTATACACTTCATACTTTATTGGATAATTTTTCTAAAGATGAATTTTTTAATTCAGAATATCCTATAACATATTTTATTAAACAATCATTTGAAAATATGAAACAATTAAAAGATTATGATTTTGTTGAAATTGGAACTAGTAATTTTGATACTCTTATTCAAGAAGCTAATCATAATACTGTTGGTATTTCAGTTGAACCAATTGCAAATTATTTAAACAGTTTACCAAATAAACCAAATGTAATAAAAATAAATTGTGCAATTTCAAATGTCAATAAATATACAGACATATATTATATTCCAGAAACTATTATTAATGAACATAAATTGTGTCCTACAATTAAAGGATGTAATTCTTTAAACAATTATCATGAAGTTCATGAAAATTTAAAACATTTATGTGTAAAGGATCAAATTCAAACATTAACAACATATGAATTATTTTATCAAAATAAAATTAAAAGTTTACAATATTTAAAAATTGATACTGAAGGACATGATTGCGTAATATTAAATTGTTTATTTCATTATATAAAATATTTACCTACATATTTTTATCCGAAAAAAATCTTATTTGAAACAAATCAATTGACACCATCTGATGAAGTTGAAAATACAATTAAACTTTATCGTAGTATAGGTTATAAATTAATAGAAAAAAGTAATTGGGATTCAATACTAATATTTAATTAAAAAGTTGTAATTACACATAATATTAACGAGTGTATTTAATTCATATATGTATATATATACATCATTAACAATAATATGTGAATTATTATATTATTAGTATAACAATAAATTATCAAAAATAATTTTAATAATATTAACATTATTTTAATACAGTTAATATTATCAAAAATAATTATTCTAATACAATTAATTATTTTTGTTGTATTTTGATAAATATTGTCAAACTTATATTCTAATGATGATTTTGATAACATTAACATTGTTCTAATACGATTAATTATTATTGTTGTATTTTGATAAATTTTATCAAAATTATATTCTAATAATGATTCACTAATTTTATTTTGTTCACAAATTAATTTACTTATTTTATTTTGTTCACAAAATAATTTATGCAATTTATTTGCGTCATCAATTAAATTATATACATTATGAGTATAAAGTTTTTTATCATATGCACCTAAACTATACATTTTTTTACGAATTTCGAATAAAATATCAAATTGATCATTTTTATTGGTTGTGAATTTAATTGGACAGTTTTTAAATCTATAATAAGATGTATTACTAATTTCTGATTTTGTACAAAATTCTTCTTTATTTGTTTTTGTAAAAATAGATGCACCATATGTTACTTCACCATTTGGTGAATATGAATATGTAATTGCAATTACTCTTTTTGCTTCATTTAAATCGTCTTTGTCTAAAGAAATTTTATTATTTTTTTCATAAATATACGATAAAAGAGGTTCTTTATAATTTTCATTTAATTTTGCAATATTTTTTTGCAATTCATTTGCATCTTCAAATAATTCATACATTGTTTGTGTATATAGTTTTTTATCATATGCACCTAATTTATACATTGTATAACGTATTTCTATTAACACATCAATTGGAGTAAATGAATCATCAAAATTTAAAATTGTAAAATTAATCGGACTATTATTAAATCTAAAATAAGATGTATTTCTAATTTCTGATTTTTTACAAATGTCATATTTATTTGTTTTTGTAAAAATAGATGCGCCATATGTTACTTCACCATTTGGTAAATATGAATAACTAATTGCAATTATTTTTTTTGCTTTATTAAAATCTTGTTTATCAAAAGATATTATGGTATCTAACACATAAATATATGCCAAACGTGGTTCTTTATTGTTTGATAAATAATTCATTTTTATATTTGATTATATAGTATATTAAATTACCGTTAAAATGTTATTAATTCAATTTTTTCAATAAAATATTGAATTATTTATGCTATGTTTTTATTGATAAATAGAAATTAAAAAAAATTGAATTTTATTTATGCTATGTTTTTATTGATAAATAGAAATTAAAAAAATGAATTTACCATTATTAATATTTTTAGTTACAATTATTTATGGATTAAATTATAATTATTGTTTATGTTATCGATTTAACAATAATATAAATAATAAACATTTTATTTTAAAAGAAACAAAACAAGAAACAAAACAAGAAACAAATCAAGTATCAACTGTAACAATATTTTTTAATAAACCTGATACAAAAGTGTTAGTTTGTTTAAGAGGAGTATGTGGTAAATCGTACGGTAAAATATATAGTATTGGTGGAAGTATTGAATCTAATGAAACACCTGAAGATTCTGCAATACGTGAAACTTTTGAAGAATCTGGTATAAATATTAAAGAATCTGATTTACAACTTGTTAATACAATGTATACTAAAAATAAAGTATATTATAATTATGTTGTATTTTATGACAAAATGCCAACAATAAAAGGACCACAAAAAGATTTTGAAGGTGAAGTAATTAATTGTTGTAGTATTTTAAATACTAATACTATAACTTGTGAAGGTATAAATACAAGATGGGCTGCAATAAATATTGATACATTAAATTATTATTTTTCAGTTGGTAAAGAAACATCTCTATTTTCTGAAGTATATATAAAATATTTACATAATATTGCTAAAAAATTTTAATTTTATTCTATAAATTCATTATCATTATCATCATCATCATCATTATTACTATTAGTTTTTACTATAAAAACTAACCAACATATTTTATTATTTTCATCATCAATAATTTGATATTTTATTTTAATTTTATTATTATCAACATATTTCTTTAATAAAATTGTAATTTTTTCCATAAACCACAAAAGTTCTTTAGAATACGCTTTATTTTCATCTATTGTATTTACCAATAAAAATTCTCCATTTTTTATATTAAAAATATTTGATTCAGTAATAATATTCCATTCAATATCTTCAATATTATAACCTCCAACTAAATATTGATATTTTTTTAATGTAATTTTTGCAATATCTAACAATTTTTCTGGAGTATTAACTTTTTCAGTAGGTTCAATAAATAAAAATTCAAATGTTTTTATTTCTTTAAAAAATCTTTTCACAGGTACAATTGTTTCAAAAATATTTAATAATTCATTATAATCTGTTGTTAAATTACAATTTTTAATTTTTTCAATTAAATTATGTTTTTCATTTGTTTCAAAATTATTGTATTCATAATTATCTTTATAAAATGTCATAATATTATTTTTTTTAGTATAGTTATTTTCAAGTATAGCTAAATTATTTTCAATTTCTTTTATATTTTTTTCAAATTCTATTTGACTGTTTATCATTATATTATTATATAATAATAAATATTTATTAAATTAAACTTGATATAAACTTGAAATTATTCTTGAAAATTATTTATTTCTTCACAATCTGAATCAACATCAGATTCTGAATCTAAATTAGATTCAGAATCTGAATCATTTTTTTTAGATTTTTTTTTTAAAATTTTTTTTATTAATTTTTCTTTTTTTAATTTTGGTTTTTTTGTTTTTTTTTCAAAAACAAAATGTGTATTATTAGTAGGATTATATGTTAAAATTAAAATTTTTTTTAATACACCGTTTTCATATACAACATCATTTTTTGATTTTAATTCAGTTGGAATAATACTAATTATTTTTTCTTTTATTTCTGTTAAATTTATTGATTTTTCTGGTAAATTAATAAAGAAATCGTTAATTCTATTAATTTTTTGTTCAATAGTTAAACGATTCCATTTTTTTTTTAAATTACATTCATCAATTTTATCTAATATTTTATCTAATTTATTACGTGCATTTTTTTCATCAATTTTTATATTTTTTCCTTCTAAATTTTCAATTATATTTACAAGTTTACTTTCTCTTTCCAAATCATCTGTCAAAATATTCTTTTCAATATTTGTATATTTCATATTTGCAAGTTCATTTATAAATCTATAAAGTTTATTTTCTTTAATAATTTCATCAATAATATTATCAACAATTATATGTGTATTCATTCTGTAATATTATAGTTAGTGTAGTATATTTTTATATATGATATTATAATCAATTTTTTATTTTTTGATAAATAATATATATATATAATGTTTGATCTTGATAATATTAGTAATAAAACATTATTTAATTATATTATAATAAGTATAACAATATTATGTTTTTTTAAAACAAAAGATATAAAAATAAATTTTATATTTGGTTTTTGTATATGTATGATTATAATTTATTATATTAACAATAAAACTAAACAAAAAAAAGAAAAAAATGATAAAATATTGGAAGAAAAAACAAAAATTATATTACCAACACCTAAAAATTCCAATCAATATGAAGAAATATTAAATTATTTATATAGCATACAGGATTTTTATATTTATAATCCTCAATCATATATTGAGTTTATAGATAATTTAGATATTTTTTTTGATAATTATGAAGTATCACAAATTAATCCAAATGAAGCAGGAAATAATTACAATGTTATGAATAATTATAAACGTGCTGTAATGAATTCTTTACAATCATTAATACATACAATACCGTCAAATATTTTTATTACAAAAAAATTAAATGATGCAATACAACAAATAGAATTATTATTAAATGTTTATTTAGATAAAACTGAACGAACATATAATATTTATGTATTTAATAATGGTTTTAATATTAACACTAAAATAATAGAAAAACATAAATTACCATCTAATTCTTTTGACAATAAAGATTTTTCAAATAACTATGATATTTCAAAAAATTACAGTATATATTAAATAAAATAATAAGTACCTTGATTATTATTGTTTAATAATTCAGATTGAGCTTCTAAAATAAACGATGGTCCAGGTAAAGCAACATTTTTTAAGTCATAAACCGGATAAATTGTATATTTATTTTTTCCATTATTACTCATAAAACTTTCTATTTTTTCACGATTATATTCTTTTTCATATGTTTTTATTATGTTTCCAAATTCATTAAAAATTATTTTTCTGACGCCGTATTTATTTGTATAATCATTTTTATAATGACATATTTGGTAAAATGTTGAAAGTTGTTTAGGAGGATTATATTTAAATTCATCATCTTTTTTATATAGTTTAAATTTTTGGTTACTCATATAAACAATATTAACAAAATATAAATTTTGTTTTTTTTGCAAAATTTATATGAAAATAAAAATATTATTTGATCATGCAAAATTATTATATTCTTCAGATTCAACTAAAAAATTATATAAATATAAAATAATACAAATAATACATAATGTTAAACCCATAAAAAACAATCTATAATTTTTAGTAAATGTTTCTAAAACAAATTGTTGATTAAATATATCATCAAAAAATTCAAACCATGAATCTTTTATACCAACTAAAATATCCATTATTGTAAAATCATATAATGGTTTCACTGATACAATATTATTTAATTTATCTAATTTTTCCTGATCATCTTTTTTATACCTATCTTTATTTTTTTGTTTTTCTTCATTAAAATTATCATTAAATTTATTGGCTATTGAATTATTTTGTCCTAATACACCTTCATTAAATTTTAATTTTGTTTTTTGTGACATATATTACATAATCTGAACATAGATAAAAATTGAATTAAACATACTTAATGAAATATATATTTATAGTATAATATAATAAAAATGTTACAAATAATCTGTCCATCATGTGGTGAAATTTTAGCTAATAAGGAATTAGTTTTAATAAAAGAAATGAATGAACTAAGTTCTAATTTAGGTGTTGATTATAATTATTTGTCTAAAACAAAAAATGGTGAAGAAAATACTGATTATTCTGAAGGAAAAAAAAAAATAATCAATAAATTATGTAGAAAATATTGTTGTAAAATGTTAATGGTAAGTTATATTGATAAAGTGCAATTTGTTGAATAAATATTTAAATTCATTATTTTAAATATTCTATTAATATCATGTTCAGTTAAATTTAATTTATATTTTACTATTATACCTTCAGTAATTTTAAGAAAATTTATTGTCATATTTAAATCAATTTTATCGTAATACATAATATTACAAAAAAATTGTTGCAATATATTTTTTAATGTAATATCATAACATGATATTTTCCATAATTTTGTGTTATTGTCTATGAAATCAATCATAATATTTAAATTATATTTAATTAATTGAATTTTATATTCTTTAATGTCAATTAAATTATCAGATATATTGTCATCAATATAATTTTCAAATTTATTTAAAATATTAGTGATTTTATTAATATCTGATTTAAATTTTAATCCTTTATTTTTAAAATGAAAATAATGTTGAGTATCTAATGAATATGTTAAATTGATAATATAAAATAAAATTTTTTTAATTTCTTCAATATTATTACAATTTAAATATGAATCATATATCTGTTTTATTTTTTTTTTTTTATTTAAAATAAAACTCTTAAAATAACTATCAGTTATAATTATATGTTTAGAAAATTCATGTTCTCTATTAAATTTTTTATTGATATTATTATAAATATATGAATCAATATTATTTTTATCAATATCAAATAATATCCATGTGTATTTATTTTTATTTTTATAGTACCATTCGACTACTACATTAGGCAGTTCATTAATTATATATGTTGAATAAATTATATTTTCAATAGACATAAATCTTCTCAAAGATAATTTTTTTTTAATTGCATAAATTGCATATATTATATTTTCAATATATATTGATGTAAATTTATCTATTGATTTTTCTTCATTACTAATATTAGTTTCAAAAATATTAATTATTGTTTTATCGTTAATATTTAATATATTTGATATTTCATCAAGATGTTCCTCTTTTAAATCATTTATTATATTTACAATATTATTATTTTTTAAATTATTTTCTGTATTTTTTATTTTATTAAAAATAATTTTTTTAAAATTATTAACATTATATAATTGTTTTGGAACTAATTCAAACCATTTATTAGTATAAAATGTTATTCCATCTGTATTAATTTCATATTTTGAAAATATAATCATGTTTTGTATTGCACGCGAACACGCTACATACAATAAAAATTGATCATTTTTATGTTTTTGTTGATCAAAACTTCTCTTATTTATTAAACATGTATCACAATCAATTAAAATTACTATTTTCCATTCTAAACCCTTAGATCCCATAAATGTTAAAATATTAATATGATCTTTTACAGGTAAATATGATGTATTAGAATTAAAATTTTCTGTATTTTCTTCATAAAATTGAATAAATTTTATTTTTTTTTTGTATAATAAATTACTCACAAAACATAAACCATGTGATTTTTTATATCCATTCATTCTACCCCTAGTAGGTGATAAAATTGCTATATCACATAAATTAATGTTTGATTGTTCTGCTAATTCTATTATTGCTATTAATTTATTTGCTAAATCAGTTTCATTTTCATGAAACACAAATTCTGGTAATAAATTATTTGTTCCTAAATTACAAATTATAGATGTATCATTATATGGTCTCAAAAATGAACTAAAATTAACTATAGATTCAAATGATCTAAAATTATGCGTAAGATAAAATGTTTGTGCTTGAAATTGTATAAAATATTTATCACTTGAACCTCTAAATTGATATATATTTTGATTTGGATCACCAACAAAATTTAAAATAATATCAAATTTTTCTTTTAAAAGTATAAATATTTTGTATTGAATTTCATTTAAATCTTGTGATTCGTCTACAAATATACATTTTATTTTTGCTAAATTTGTATCAAGTTTTAATTTTTCGATATCAGTTATTTCTAAATATTTCATAAATTTATAACTTAATAAACTAATATCAATATCATTATTTGTGTCAATTATATTTTTTGCAAAACTATCAATTGTTTTTATACAATTTATGTTTATGTTAGTTATATTGTATTTATTTATTTTATTTATAAAATCATCTTTTGTAAACCTTGAAAAAGTCAACATAAGTATATTTTCTGAATTGTATATTTGTGTTTTTATTAAATTACTTATTTTTAAAATTATACATCTTGTTTTTCCTGAACCAGCACATGCTATTAGTTTTGTGTCTGTTAATTCATTAAAATTAATATATTTATATTGTTCATCTGTTATTTCATTCATATATTTATATATATTATTTTAGATTTAAGTATTATTTATAAATAATATTTAATTTAATATAAAAAAAATTGATTTTTATATTTAATGTTATGCATTAAATACAAATATATAATAATAAAATAAGTAAAATATGTTGATTAAATATACTTCGGATAATTTAATTGAAAAAAAAAATAAAACAATATTTGAAGTTGTAGGAAATATGACAAATAATATAATTTTATCATTAAATACAATTTTAAAATATGTAGTTGATGGTTCTCAAAATGATAATGATGATAAATATAACCAAATTTTTGATATTGAATCCAAATAATTATGTCAAATTAAAACGTAATTATGTATAACTAATTTAATTATTATTATTTTTTTTATTAACACATTATTGATTTTTTATTTAATATATATATATATATATATGATTTTAATAAATAAATAATTTTTTTATAAATGATTATAAAATTTGTATAATTCATTATCAATCCATGTAATATCAACAGAAGTTGTTTTATCTTTCCAAATAATTTCTTTTTAATTCAACACTTAAATTTTAAAAATACAATATTTGTTGGTAAACCTATTCTTATTTTTTTAATTTCAGAATGATATTTAATTTGTAATAAAATTAGATTGCATATACTATAACAGTATTGATTAAAATTATATAATATTATATTCATTACATTTTTTTTTCATTTATATTTCTTAAAATATTAAAATTATTTACTAATATATCATTATTATTCATATTTGTTTATAATTTTATCGTGTATTTATATTTATATTTTAATTTTTTTATTTTAATATATTATATAATAGATAAATGATATGTAAATATCAGGATATTTTTGGAAAAGTTGGTGAAGGTGTACATTCATATAGATTATTTAATTTGGCAATAATAGATGTGGTATTTACAATATTAGGAGCATACATTATTCATGTATATTTTGAAAAATATGATTTTATTACAATATTGACAATATTATTTCTGATGGGAATATTTTTTCATCATATATTTTGTGTTAGAACAACTATAGATAAATTTTTATTTCAATAAACCAAGTTTTTTTTTCATTCCATATGAAATATGTTGATTATCAGAATTTAATAATTCATGAAATTTTACTTTGATAATGCCTTTATTTTTAGTTGAATAATAAATATTTTTAATTATAATTTTTGATGTTTTTTGAAAATAATTCATATATTGTAAACAATAATAACAAGGTTTCGATTCACCTAAATTACCAAATCTATCAAGTTTAATTACTAATATATCTATTGATTTTGGTAATTTTTGTTTATTTTTTAAATTATAAATTGCTTCCATTTCTGAATGTGTTGAAGAAATATTATAAAATGATCTATTAGAATTGATTCCATATGATAATTTTCCATTGATAAAAGTATTTTTTAAATTTTTAGACTGAACAATTATGCAATGATGTTGTGTTGTATTAGTATGACACTTTTTAATAATTTCAGAACAAATATTATTAAAAAAATTAGGACACATTTTTTTTAATATGTTAATACATATTTTAATGTTTTAACTTAATAAAATACGACATAAATAAATATATATTCAATTTTTTTTTTAAAAAAAAAATTGAATAACAATACATAAACAAATATATCATATATAAAATAATATAAATATAAAATGTCATTAGAAATACAACAACAAATTAATAAAGAATTAAATAATTATAGTAAAGAGTATTCTTTTGAAGAATTTAAAAAAATATCTAAAGAATTGCATAAAAAATTAAAAATAAATAATCTAGAAAATTTAGATATTGATATTTTTAGAAACATGATGTGTAACAATATTACTTTAAATAAAACAAATAATATAATATTTTTTACTGATACAACAGATATTAAAAATATAAATAAAACATATTCATATAGTGATTTAAAAAAATTTTTAAAAAAACAAGATTTATTACTAGAAACAAAATCAAAGTCAATTGAAACAAAACCAACTGAATTAAAACCAATTGAATTAAAACCAACAAAAAAATTAGGATTTATGACAAAATTTAAAAATACAAATAGCGATGAAGAAAAAATAACTGTAGTAAATGATAATCAAAATGAATCAAATTTATATGCATATCCAAAAGAAAAAGAATACATTAAAATACAGCATAATGATTATAGATCTGAACCGAGAGGATCACAATGGTTACATGATCCAAAAGGACAAAATGATGATCTTATAACAGAACAAGTAAAACAGTCAACAAAAACATTTAATGAATTGGCATCAATAAAATATGCAAAACAAAAATCTAAGGAATGGTTTGCACAAAGAGATGGAGCAATTACAGCAAGTGATGGCGGATGTGTAATTGGACAAAATCATAATGAAGCACCATACAAATTTATATTAAAAAAATTAGGAAAAATAGCATTTGAAAGTAATGCAAATTGTTATAATGGAACAAAATACGAAGATATTGCAATTATGATTTATGAATATAGAAAAAATGTTCAAGTTAAAGAATTTGGGTTAGTAGTGCATCCAAAATATTCTTTTTTGGCAGCAAGTCCTGACGGAATTGTTACTAAATACAAATTAGATGGAATACATTTAACAGAAAATGTAGGAAGAATGTTAGAAATAAAATGTCCAACATCCAGAAAAATAAAACCTACATCATCGGCATTAGTTGAAGTTCCATATTATTGGGTTCAAATGCAATTACAATTAGAATGTTGTAATTTAGAAATTTGTGATTTTTGGCAATGTATCATCAAAGAATATGATTCTAGAGAAGATTTTAATAATGATACAAATACTCAAATACCATGGACATCTAGAACAACAAGTTTTGAAAAAGGATGTGTTATTCAATTTTTACCGCAAATTAAATTTAGTACTTTTGTTACTGAAATAATTGACGATGGAGAAATAAAATATCAAATTAATGAAGAAAAATATTTAGATGCTTTGTATAGTTCAGCAAAACATATTTATCCACCACGAATAGAAATGACACCTTTTGAAATAGATTTATGGATAGCAAAAGAATTGTCTAATATTAACAATAATGAAAATTTTATTGGATATTCATTAAATAAAATCATTTACTGGAAATTAGAAAATTCACATTGTGAAGTTGTAAATAGAGATAGAAAATGGTTTGAAGAAAATTTACCAAAATATAAAGAAATATGGAATCATATAATTAATTTAAGAAATGAACCTTTAAAATGTGAATTATTTTGTAATTATGCAAATGAATTAAAATATGAAGAAATAAATAATTTAAAAAATTATATATTTAAAAAAAATAAAAATGAGGATGATGTAAAAAATATTGTTAAAATACTAAATATTATTATTAAATCTATAAATGATAAAAAAGAAACAGGTTTTATTGATGATTTTATTGAAAAAATAAAAAAATACAAAGGTAAATACGCTGATTTTCATTTAATTGAAAAAATTGATGAAATCTACAATAAAAAATTATTTAATAAAATTGCTGAATTATAGTAAAAATATTTTTTTTAATTCTTCATCACTATATATTTTTTGTTTATTATATTTTTGATGCAAATAATAAATTGTATAATTACTATTTTTTTCAATACAACCTACTAAATTTATGTTATTATCAAATAAAAAACCAAATTTATCATAATAATAAGAATTATTATTTAGAATAATTTTTTCTAAAATAATTTCGTGATGTATTTCTGTTTTATTTCCTAAAATATTATTTACAATATTATTTTTATTTTTTTTAAGTTCTGGATACATATCTAATATTTTTTCAACAGTATCTAATTTTGTATTTGTTGAAATATTTTTCAATTCATTTAAATTTTTTAAATTATTATAGTATATTTTTTTTTTAATTTTAATATTTTTTAATTCTGGATGTTTTTCAATAATTTGTTCAATTTCATTTAATTTTGTATTAATTTGTTCAATATTAAATTCTAATTTTTTTTTGTTTATTTCATCAAATTCCATATTTATGTATATATTTTATAATACAATAGTATTGGTAATTTATATAAATTTAATAAATCAATTTTTATTACTTTCAAGTTTTATTTATAAAAATAAAACTATTTTAAATAGAAAATTTATTACTGATATAAAATATTTTTGTGCTATTAATATATAACAAATAGTATGAATAATAATATATATAGTGTTAATACTTCAGAAATATATAATGAATCTGAAGACAAACGATGTGCACCTAATGTTGAATTTACAGACGGTTCATGTATAAATATTAATTTATTGATCAAAATAATTGAAGCATTTAATTTGGAAAGTAATGAAAAAATAATTTTACAAGAAAATTATCAAATTTTAAATCCATCAAAATATAAAAAATATTTGTTAAAAGAACTTTCAATTAAACTTAATAATATTCCTCAAAGAAAATGGTTTGAACAACCTTTTATGAAGAATATTGATCAAACATATTTAAAAGAATTGAATGAAAATACATTTAGACATGATGGTCCTGACGGAAAATTTGAATGGTTAAATACACTTGACATTAATGGAGTTGTTGGTCAATATGAAAATAAATATACAGATTTTAAATTTTTTGGTGCAATGCCAATAGATTTTGCTAAACTAGATAGATATGAAATTAATAATTTGGATTATAAAAATTTTATTGAATCAGGAAAATCAAAAATTGGTATTGTTTTTAATTTAGATGAACATTGGCAATCAGGTTCACACTGGGTAGCTTTATTTGCTGATTTAATAAAAGGACATATATTTTTTTTTGATTCATATGGCTATCCACCGGAAGATAGAATTCAAAAATTAATGAGAAATTTTGGAAGAGTTTGTGAAGATTTTGGCATAAAGCCTAAAAATATCCGTGTTGAATATAATAAATATAGACATCAGCGTAAAAATTCAGAATGTGGTGTTTATTCCATAAATTTTATTTTAAGAATGTTAAAAGGTAATTCATTTGAAGAAGTTTGTAAATCTCAAATACATGACGACAAAATTAATAAATGTAGAAATATTTATTTTAAAAATGCAAGAGTATAAAAATTTAATTTATCTGTTAAAAGTCGGTAATGTATTAAGTTCAAGTTCTAATTTTCCAATTGTAAAACTGTAAAATACTTGCATATAAATATTTAATTCTGTTAAACTAGGAGATGTAATACCCTTTATTATATCTGCAGAAATATTATATGGTGTATACGAATAAGTTGCCGGTGTTGATATATCTGGTGGTGTTGCAATTACTGCTGGAGTAAGTTCAGTTTTAAGAATTGGTACAATTTCATTACCAAATTCATCACATAATACGGTAGTTAATCTTTGTATATTTCCTAACGTACTTGCCGGATATCTTCTAGAATTATTATAGATTTTCCAAATATGACCATTACCAGATGCAGTATCTTTATCCGGAACAAGTAAAAATGATATATCAGTCATAGATGGTCCTGTTGAAAAAATTC